CAAGCTGTCGTACAAGTTATCTTCAACCGCTTCTTCAGTGATTGAGAAACCCAAAGCAATGGTTTCGTGGTTGTAGCGGGCGGTGAATGCTTCTTGCGCATTGTCGTAAGCGATGGCAGAGCCTTCGTTCTTGACAGGTGCTGCACCGAAGCCAGCCAACTTGGTTTCTTCTTCAAAGCTACGCTCAGATTTCTCTGTTTCGTAGATCTCTTTGTGCTGTTCGCCGTAACGTGCATATTCCATGCCGAACAAAGCGTTCAGGCCGGGGAGCAGTTCTTTGAGTAGTTGTGCGCGTGAAATAGCCATTTATGTGCTCCTTAGATGCCAACGGCGTTGGTGTAGGCGTGTGCGCCGGGGTTGAACTTAACCAACACGTCTGGGAAGGCATCGGTAATTGGGGAAGCAAAACCAATGATCTTGAACGCGGCAGCGGCGGTTTGAGTGGTAGACTCCAATGCGCTGGTTGAGTTACCTGTACGGGTATTACCTGTAGAAGTGGACTGCACAGCAGCAAAGAAAGTGTTTGCACCGAGGTCTGACTGGTCAGCAACGCCGTCCAATTGTGCTTGGAAAGTCACATTGGGGTCGGTGATAACGTATGCAGTCACCACACCAGTTGTGCCAGATGGGTAGTATTGACCGTAGATTACTTGGCCCTGCGCGTTAACGTAGGAGCAACCAACGAACACACCCCAAGCACCCAAGTTGTTGCCACCGAGGTTGTTGGTAGTTAAGTCTGCGCCAGTAGCGGTAGACAAAGCGATGTAACCATCAGCGCCAATGATGACGACTTGCCCGTAAAACAGGTTTGTGCCTTCACCAGCGGGGTCAATCAAGAACTGACTCGTAGCGCCAGCATAGGGCATGCCGTCATTACGATTTACGGGGATTAGCCCGTAGGGGGTAGCTGTAGATGCCATTTAGAGACTCCTTGTTTACTTTGAACCTGAACCAAAACCCGCGCCGCGACTGGTTGTTGACTTGCGGTCAGCAAACAAAGGCATACGCGAATCATTGTTTCGCATGAAGTGGTTATCCACTGATTCCATCTGGTTCTGAGCTTGCTGGTCGTAGTAGTCGTCCCGAGAACGCGCTTTTTCGGCAGACATCTTGCAAAGCATGAGTCCACCAATTTCGACGTTTCCTGTCTTTTCACTACCAGTAATCATCAACTCAGGATGGTCTGCTGCTTTCACCGGCTCCCAGCCATCGCGAAACTTACGTGACACGTTGGTTGGTTCGTGCTGACCCAAGACATGTGTGGCTACCCAACGGTAGACATATCCGGGTTCAGGTGTCGGATCGGGCAGTGCAGTCGGCGGTACGTATACAGCACGAGCTTGCTTATCGCGTGAGACGTTGTCACGAGGGGTACGGTTTTCAGCCATTTCAATTCTCCAATTTTGCTACTTGAGCAGCATACTGCTGCGGGGTTAATCCAAATTTCTTAGCCAGAGCTATCTGAGTCTGAGTTAATTGGATCTTTTTAGCTCCAGACGAACGTGTCGCTGGCGCTGCCACTGCCGCAGGCTTTCTTGGAGCATTGCCGTTCCTTGGCCTGTCTTCCGAACCACCGAACATTTCGGGGAACGTTGACTTCACGCGAGCATCAATCTGCTCGAAGTACTCATCGGTGCGAGGATCGACTCCTGAGTTGACTAGTTTTTGATGCAGCCCTAGTGCAAAGCTGGTAACTTCTTCAAACCCGTTTGAGCCGAACCACTGGTTTTTGGCTTGCCAGCGCAAGGTTTTTTCGTCGGCTCGAACCTGTTGGGGTTCTTGGTAACGGGGTTGTACATCAACTTCTTGCGTTTGTAAAGGGGGTGGTCGGAAATTTTTTGTTTGCTCCACTTTCATCTTTGCTTCCAGCAACGCTTCTTGCGCGGCCAGAATAGCGTCCGTGTCAAACGCTTCCTGTGCAGCCTTGTACTCCCGCCGAGCTTTCTCCAACTCCGCACCTGCTGCGGTCTGAGCCATCTGGGTGTACTGCGCTGTCCCTGTATTGACGTATTGTTTGAGGCGTTGGTTTTCCTCTAACACTTGCTGTGCAAGACGCTCCAGCTCTTGCTTCTCACGAGCCAAGGACTCTTTAGCCCGACGCTCGTCGTGACGGGCATGGGTCAACTCCTTGATTCGATCCTGCGCACCTCTGGTGTAGGTTTCGATCTCATCGTCGGTTGGGTCTTCAACCTCTCTGTCCAATGGTCTACGACCACGGTCTTGGACGGGGGTATCGTCGATGACTTCAATTTCAACGTCATCCTCTTGTTCTGTCACATTGACATTTTTGCCATTGACATCAACTTCGGTTTCGTCGGGGAACTTATATGGTTCTGACATTCCTACTCCTTATGCGCGGGTCAAGCCGCGAGGGTCTTGCACAACAGCGTCAATCTGATCGTCGTTAATCAGTCGAAACTCTTTTCCGAAAATCTTGAAGCGCGTACCGGAATATGTACGCACGAGCACGAAGTCGCCTTCCTTGCACCACGGGCCACCGGGGAACTTGGTCTGGTCTTTGTACGCGTCTGGGCCAACCTTCAACACAAACAAAACGGTTGTGGCGCTTTCTTCTTGTCGCATGGTTGTGGCATCTCGAACCAAATCGAGACTTGTGCCAGCGATCTTTTCATCGACCTCTGGTACAGCACACAACAACTTCCAACCCGTAGGGGCTGGCAGCATCGTGGCTTTGGTTACATCGTCTGCATCTTGCTCGGGAGCGTCGATGGGTTGGATGGCTTCAGGCAGGGCGAACTGCCCCGGTTCTAGAACGAGTTCACTCATTTGCTTTTTCCACTTTCTCAGCAAGGTCGATTAGATAGCGCTCTGCGGTGGCCAGACCCTGAATGACTCCGCAAAGTTTTTGGTACTCGTCAAAGTTGCGACACATCCCACCAGCCAAGTCATCGGCGTAGTTGTTCATGTCGGTGCGTATTTGTTCGCGCAATACGCGTGCGAATTCTGAAATCATTGTTTAGGCGTCTCCTTTGGGTTTTGTGCAGCTTGGTTTGCAAGCTGGGCTTTTTGCATCTTGTGTTGACCTGCTTTGTTCAGGGCATCCACTTGCAACTTCTTGTTCTCAAACTCTTGGCGAGCTTTGTCGTTCTTGAGTTGACCTGCTTTGGCCAACGCATCAAGCTGCATCTTCTTGTCGGCTTGTTTTGCTTGTTCCATCTTGGCCATGCCGTCCATCTGCAAGCGTTGTTGCTCAAGTTGCAATTTGCCTTGGACTTCTTGCTGACGAAGCTGCAACTCTTGTTGCTTGAGCTGCAACTCTTGCTGCTGCATCTGAACCATCGGGTCTTGCTGTTGCTGCTGCGCTTGCTGTTGAGCCGCTTGCGCTTGGCTCTGTTGAAGAACCTGCTGTGCAGCTTGGGCCATCATGGCCGACAACTGAATCTCGATCTCAGGTGGCATCTTCTCGTCTTCGGGAGGCAGGGGCATACCCAACTGTTGCTCGATCTTCAGCTTGTACGCGTAGCCAACGTGCTCAGCAACGTGGGCCATCATGGCTGCCTGAATCATCGGAGCCTTGGGGTTTTGGCCGATCAACTGCATCACGATGGGGTCTTGCATGGCGCTCATGTGCACCTTGATGTGTGACTCGTGGTCTTGGTAGAAGAACGCTTTGACCGGCTCGCCTTTGAGCACTGCCATGTTCTCGGCCACTGGGTCGCGGGGCTTCTGGTCGTCAGGCAGGGGCACGAGCTTGTCGGCATCCTTGATACCCAGCACCTCGAGCATCCCACGGTGTAGTTTGGGCAGGTCGTAAATCTCCGGAGCCATCTGCGCCATCTGGATCACGGCTTGGTACTGGACAACGCGTTGGCTCATGGTGGCCGCGTTGGGGTCGCTCACAGGGATGATGTCGATGTGTGCGTAGTCTTCCCGTTTGGCTTTGCGTGGGGCATCGCTGTCTGGGTCGTAATCGTAGTCAGGGTCTGTGTAGTCCTTGATGATGTCGGCCAGCAGGTTCAACTCCTGCTTGAAGCTGTAGTGCATGCGGGCTTGCACGGCAGACATGATCTTGAGCTGGCGCTCGAGCAGGGCCAGTGTTGTGCCCACCGGAGCCTGCGCAGACATGTCGCTGACCTTCATATCGGCTGTTGCTGCAAAGCGACGGCCTTCGTCCACGATCTTGTCCAGCAGGCCAGACAGAACCATTGACGGCTCTTTATATGGCAGGGGCAGGATGCTGTCGCGGATGTTGCCAGAGCCTACGTCTGCATCTCGCCACTCGCCGGGGGCGATGGGTGTGTCGTCTCCCTTGATGCGCAGGCCACGGGACTTCAGGCCACCGGGCAGGTTTGACAATGTTCCCGCATCAACCAACTGGCGGATGATGCTGGTGGCCGACTTGGCGTATCCACCGATCAGGTGGAAGAGACCAAAGCCATAGGCTCCGAAGCCGGGGATGTACTGGTAGTGCACAAAGTGCTGACGCTTGAGGCGCAGGACGTCGTCTTCTTTCCAGTTGCGGCGAATGGCCAGAATCTCGTTTGTACCTTTAATCAGGGTAACTACGTATGGCAACGCAATGCCGGTTTCTTCGTCGTCATCGTCTTTGTCTTCGTATCCGGGCAGGTTTAAGTCGGCGTGGCACTCATACAGTGTGTACCGGTCGTCGTTCATGTCACTGAAGCCGGTCTCTTTGTCCTTGGCCTTCTGGATGTTTGTCTGCGTCTTGTCGGTGTCTGGCAGCTCGATGTCGCGGTAAAAGCCCGCTTGCTGCAACTTGACAATCTCGTTCTTGGTCTTACGCATGACGTGGGTCACGCGGTAGCAGGTGTCCAAGTCTGTCGCGCCGTAGGGCAGGATGATGTCTTCTGCTGGGATGAACATCGACACTTGTCTGTCCAAGCTCGGGTCGAAGTACACCTTCTTGAACGCTGAACCGGTAGCTGGCAAGCTCCACAGCATGCGCTCATGCTCGGGGCGGAACTCGCGCATGACTTCTGTCAGCTCGTAGTTCAAGTCGTTCTCAACCCGCAAAGACGCTGACTGCTTCTCAGGGGTCTGCTTACCCAAGATTTTTGTACGCACCGGCCCTTGGGCTGGAAACGCCTCCATGATCGCCTCAGACTGGAAGCGCACCACGGCCTCGGTAATCATAGGGTGGAACACGCCACAGGCTCCGTTCCAAGGCTCTGTGCGCTCCTCGTACTGGAGGCCCAACAGCTTGATACCCTCGACGTAGGCTTTCTCCCAGTCCTTGCGGGAGTTCTTGTCGTTCTCAATATCACCGTCCAAGTCGCCAGCCAGTGTCTGGAGTTCACCCTCGTCCATGTCCTCGGCCAAGTTCATGTCAAACTCATCCTCGTCTTCACCGGGGATGATGCTGATGTCAAGGTCGCCTGCGTGGATGTTTACCTGCTCGGGATCAATGATCTCAATCTCGATAGCCTCCTCGTTAAGAGCTGCGTCGTCGATCCCCACGGGGTTCTGGTACAGGGCCTTGTCGATGTTTGTTGCCATTTTGTGCCTTTAATAGTACGCCGCTCGGCGCTTGAAATACAGTGGCTCATCTTTCTCGTCTGTGTCGAGCTGGATGAATCCGCCTTGTCTGAATCGCAGGAGTGCCTGCGTGGTTGTGTCCACAAAGTCATCGTGCTCGCCCACTGGGAAAGCCGCGACCTCTTCAATTACCTCACGCGCCCAGCGAGTGTCGGGAGCCCATACCAAGCCTGACGCAAACATGTCGGCTACAGCATTGACACGCACCATCTTATCGTTTCCACGGCTGGGTGTAAATTCTTGGACGGGGATGCCCATGTTGCGTAGCTCTTGGATCAGTGGCCCACCAGCGGCTTTCTTCTCCACGATGAACGCATCGGGTTGCCATTCCTTCCAGTGCTTGAACGCAATCTGTTTGAGTTCAGGAAAGGGCATCCTGTCCTTGAAAGCATCCAGCAAGATGAGCTGGGGCTTGTCATTCTCTTCCTCGTTGTACCAAACGCCCCACGTTGTACAGGCGCTGTAGTCAGATGTGCTCTTGGTCTCATGGGCCGTATCCCATGACTGGATGATGTACTCGCACTGGGGAGGATCGTCCTTTGGCCAGATGCGCCATTGCTTCCTAGAGATGACCGCTGCCGTGTCAGATGTGGGCTGCTGCATGTACTGCGCGTTCCAATACCGGGGATCCATCGAGGACTTGGCAGACTTCAGTGCCTCCAGCGGCCACTGCTCCGGCCAGAGCGACTTCTCATTGTCCGTGTCCTCGTGCAGGATGGCTGGCAGTTCAACGATCTCCCAGCGCGGGGAGTCTGGGTTGCTCACCTGATACTGGATCAGCCGTCCGGTCAAGTCCAACGGCCCCCAGCGGGTCATGATGACAATAATCGCACCGCCCGGCATCAGACGCTGCAACGGGCCTGTTTGGAACCAGCTCCACGCCGTGTCAAACGCTAGACGACTGTTGGCTTTTACGTCTTGTTCCGAGTGAGGGTCGTCGATAACAAATAGGTCAGCACCACGCCCAGCCAGAGCGCCACCCACGCCAGCAGCATAATACTGGCCCCCAGCACTAGTACTCCATTTTCCAGCAGCCTTCTGGTCATCTGCCACGCCTGTTTTAGGAAATAGCTCATGGTACTGTTCATCCTCGAGTAAGTTACGAACCCGCCGTCCAAAGTCTTCTGACAGGCCCGCCGTGTGCGTTCCCATGATGATCTTCTTCTCAGGGTAGTTGCCCAAAAAATAAGCAGGAAATAAATAAGACGAGAACTCTGACTTGCCCATACGAGGAGCAATGTTGATGATTACTCTTTTCTTTTCCCCCTTCAGCACCGCATCGAAGATGCGGGCCAGCTTCCTGTGGTGCGGCCCCACCTTGAATCCGGGGTAGACGTACTTGGCGAACTCGATCATGTTAGTGCGCGCTAACCTGACAGTCTTGAACGACTCTGACTTGTCCAGCATGTCCAACGTCTCAAGCTTCTCTCTGGGACTCATCATCGGCAGCTTGGCATACAGAGCTGTAGCTTCTTGCGGTGTAAGTAACCGCTCACTCATCTTGAGGTTCCGGAGTTTCTTCGGCTGGCGCGGGGTCGGTCTGGTCGGTAATTTCTATGTCTGTGTACTCAGCGTCGGACACATTCATGAACTTGGCCAGCTTCTCTCTGAGCTTCTTGTCGATCTCGTCTTCGGTCAAGTCAAGCTTCTTGACCTCGATCTTGTCGGTGAACAGCCCAACTTCGGTGACTTTACCCAGCAGGCCCAAGGCTTTGAGGCGGATGTTGGCGTTGGGTGACTGGGTTTCTTCAAACAGCTTGGCCACCGTGTATCCACGGAGTTCTTTGGCCATCTGTACAAATTCCCAGTCATAGGCCGTGAGCATGCCAGTGATATGGCGCACAGCGGCGGGGGTTTTAAGTTGTAAGAGTTTGGTTTTTTGGTCTTCGGTATCATTGTCGGATACCACCATCTTAAAAGCATCCCGCGCCAAATGCGCTTGGTTTTCTGTGTTTATCTTCTCATCTGGCGTAGCGCCCAATTCTTCTAGCCACTGCGCCGTGGCTATTTGCGCCGACAGAAGTCCCGCCGTATCTACAGCATCAATTGACATGAAGTCTTCCAGACCGGCGTCGTCTGGTGAAAATTGCACCAAATGCTCCAACATTTTTATAGCTGTGGTTTTTCACAGGGTTGTTGCGCGTTGGGTCGCAGTGTACACTACTTTTCAAGTAGTGGGCAACCATTGCTTCTCCTAGACCTTCAAGGTCTTTTCAGCCCCCTCCAGCAATGGCGGGGGTTTTTTTATGTGCTGAGTTGTCCAATGTTTGACAAAGGTTATTTAGAATTTTTATAAAATTTGGGGGTGGGGTGTTAGCGTGCTATTAAGTATTACAGAAGTTCTGGGAGCGGGTGGGGAATAGTGTTCACGGGACAACGCACGCCTTGCTGACATAAGGGGTAGTGGGGGTATGGTGGGGTCTAAGGTATTACGATTTTTCATGTCAAGGGTATTGTGAAACTCGTTTGTGCTATAATAGATTTATCGATTGGGGGAACTCAGTCGGTCTGTCGCCCCGCCAGTTGCGGGGTTTTTCTTTTGGAGAGCTATCTATGAAACTTGCAACAGCAATCAACACACGCACCTATCGTGCAATCGTGCCTACTCTGAAACTCGCAGACATTGAGTCTGCGACTTTGCTAGACACCTTGCTCAGCAATGGTGTAGGCACACGCAAGGATGCAGTGCCTTATGTCGTGTTCTATGTGACGCAACTGCCCAAGGTCACACGCAAGCCTTACGAGGGTCAGCGTGGCTGGACATTCGGGCGAGGTACTGCCGAGCAGAGACGCACCGACAGGATTCTTGACAACATCTTTGTGGATGTGAACAAGGACACACCCAAGCTCAAGAAACCCAAGACCAACAGCAAGAGTGACAAGGTTGCTCGTTTGGTAACAAGTTTCAATAAGTTGACTGCGGCTGAGAAGCGCCGCTTCTTGGCTTCTGTGTAACGACTGGCAGACAACTTGTCTGCGAGTTTTTTCAAAGCGGCGTGGATGCCTTGTCCCGCCGCTATTCTTTTTTCTGTCAAACATCTTTAGGAAAGCATCATGACCAAAGCACAACTGAAAGAAATCCGCCAAATCCTCAACTACGAATACCGCATAGCTGTCGCCTGCAAGCGTAGCTTCTCGCCCATCTGGTATCTGTTCGTCTGAAAGGACTCACCAATGAAACCCGAAATCAAAGCCAAACTCAGCGCCCTCAAGGCGCAACTCAGAGCAGACGAGCAACTCAGGCTCAAAGACCCAAGGCGTGCTGAAGTCCTACGCCAACAGCGGTGGAAAGAAGAATGGCAAACCATAAAGACCGAATGCAGACAGCTCAAACTCCTCTGACAACAGGCAAACTGGCAGACATGGTGTCTGCCAGTTCAAAAAATAACAAAAAGCTGCATCAATATACAGTAACTAATCCTTCTACTGTGTTTATATACAGTAGTGGGTATCATACCCACCATTTTGCGCAACTTGCCACTCTAGTGGGTATCGGCATCTTCAATACTGGCGGGGTTTCAACCAATGTCCAGCCCACAATACCTATCTATATATAAGAGATAAAAAGATAAATATATATATATATACATACAAGTGGACACTTAAAAAGAAAAAAAAGAAAAAAGGTTGAAGCTTTCTGGAAATCAGATAGGTATCGAGGGATGAAGTAGTAGAATTGCCAGTAAACATCGAGCATTCCCGATACCCACTAGTTTGTCCGACTCAGCAAAATGGTGGGTATGCTCGACCAACAAGTGGGTATTGTCTAGTGAAATGAAAGGTCTTTCTCATGCAAAAGGACTACAAAAAATGTAACAAGTGCGGCACAGAAAAGCCCGTTGCCCAATTCAAACGCCGCTTATCTCGTGCACAAATGCATGCTCGTGGCATGAAAGGTGAAGTGCTCATGACCATCACCTCAAAGAACTGCAAAGACTGCCAACCCAAGCGCAAGCCCCCGAGCAAGCAAACGCCCAAGCAACTGCACAACATGGTGGTGAGTGGCGACATCAGCGAAGCGAGGGCGAAGCAGATACTGGCTGAACGCCAAAGGATGGCGGTGTTGCTACAAAGCCGAGCACGCTACGAAGCGTGGGTAGATAAGTGGCGTAAACAACTCAAAGAAACCCTTGCACCCATGACATACGAAATCCACAAGGTGAAGGCACAGATACGCTACGCCGCCCAAGCGGGGCATGGCGAGTACGAAGGGCTGTTGGAGAAGTACGAGTCGGTACTTAGAAGAGAGAAGGGACGCATACTGCTCGACTTCGAGGCAGACCCACACAAGTACAAAAGCATTAAAGAAAACTGGTGGGACTTGGTGTCCGAGTTCGGGGTCGAGTCTTTGCGTGACAGGTGGATAAGCATAAGGAAGGAGGACAAAGCGAACATGAAAGTGCCCGAGCTACTGGCTCGGCGTAAGTAACTGGCAGACATGGTGTCTGC